CAGCCACCGGCGCATTGTCGCCCCGTACAAACTTCGCAAGGTCGGGTTTAAAGTAATTTTCGCCTTTCACGATTTTCCCGCTCTTGTTAAAGATTGGATTGCCGTTTTCGTCGAACTTGCTCCAGTTTGACAAATTGACTTCTTTCAGCGCGCCGACCATATCAAAGCCCATCATACAGCCCACGCCGATTGCTGTTACGATTTGGTCGCACAACGCGTCTAAAATCTCGACAGACTGATTTTCATCCATACTTTCAACGCCTTTGAGATATGGGGCGCAATTACTCTTAAATCGCAACTCTTGTAAAGCCACATCATCACAATGTAGATTCATGGCGTTGCACATTTCTTTAATCTCTTCAAAATGACACCCAAACTGAACCATCACATCTTTACTGGTCGGATTTGGTTTTGCTGCTTTGAACCAATTAATGATTTTTTCAATGTTCATTTGTAAGCTCCTATTCGATTTGTACGATGTATTCTTTTTTGTCATACGGCTTGTTTTGGTTTACCGCCTGCGCTTGGAAGTAGGCGCATAAACCGTCTGCGCTTGGATAGGTCAGGATGTTGATTTGCTCGACTTTGTAAGCTGTGCCGTCCTGTGTTTTAAATTCCTGCCCGATTCTGTACGGGCAGCCGTATTTTTCAGGGTGTTCTTTCAGGTCGTCTAAAAGTTCGCCCCGTTTTCTGCTTAGATAATCTATCGCCGCCGATAGCTGGCGCAACTCGTGCGAAATTGTCACTTCATCTGCCCTTTCTGATATTCGTTTACTTGTACCGCCCCTTTCGGGATTCCTGATAGCTCGATAGCCATGACGACTACGGCTATCAGGATTGCGGCTATTACGTCTCTCATGCCGCTGCGTCCTGTCGCATAAGGCTAATCAGGTTCGCCGCCCGTTTAAAATGCTTAGTCCAGTTGAAACAACTGAAGCCGGTGCCGCTGTCGCAATGTCGGATGATGTTTTCCGAATCCTTGACGGCTTGAACCAGTGCGCCGCCCTTATTCGCGACAAGCATTTTCATCATCGGTTGCCGTACGTCGCCGATGCGTTGCGGTCGTACAGGGTTTAATGGCTTGCCGTACATCGCCGAAAGCTCCGCATCTGCGTGAATACCCACATCGTAAAGCAGGTTGGTGGCGTGTAGGATTCGGTCGGTAAATTCCGCGTATGGCATTTTCAGGCGGCGGGCTTCCGCGCGCGAATCGCTGCCGTTGACGACCTTATCAACCGCTGAAATGATTCCGCCATCAAGCTCTAAAAACGTCATGGCTTTCTTGGTAACGCTGACCGCGATTGAGTATGTTGACACTTCGGCGATTAAACGAACCGGCGCGTCTTTTAAAAACTCTTCATACGCGGCGAAGAGATTTGATAATGGACGCAACACGAGTTGACGCTGATTCGGGCTAAGGTCGTCAAAATCTTTAGTCCATTGCGCGACAGCTTGCGACGCTTCGCGGCAGGCAAACTCCACGCTTTTCTCGTTCGCTGGGTCGTCTGTGTTGCAGTACAAGCCCAATCGTTGCACCTGCTTGATGATATACTCCGCGAAGTTGATTAACTCCTGATTGCAGGCGTAACGCATATCTTGCAGGGACAGCCACATCTTGACGCTACACGTTACCGCTTCATCTTCTGACACTTTCACGCCTGACAACATCTCGGCGATGTTATCTTTTTGCGCTTTTGACAAAGTGGATAGGCGGTTTCGGTCAACGTTTTTTACTGCTCCCGCGCGTTTCAGTGCGCGTTCTTGCTGCGTTGATTTCTTGGCTGCTCGCTTGGCGGAAAGTATTTGGCTTGCCGTCGGTTTTGTTGCTACTGTTTGCATTTTGTTTCCTCGCTAATTGCCGTCCTCTCAACGGCTCGGACGTTTGGCTGCCTGCCTGTGGGTTAGTTGTCTGCTGATAATTGCATTGCCGCGTCTATAGCGTCGCGCATATTGTCGAGATGTTTTTCAACACACTCGCGCGGGAGTAATACGCTGCCTATTTTGTTGTGCCTGTCTGCCAACCAGTCAAGGCGAACCGTGTCTTCGTGTTTTATGATTTCAAATTCATCATCATCATAAAAATCAGATACCACGCTACCCTCAAAAACGACCCAAACGGATTGAAACTTCGTGTCAGCTACAACCCCTGTCGCGCCATCTGATTTCCGACGCACAAGGTCGCCGAATTTAAATTGATGGGTCATTTTTTTTCTCCCCCATTTTTAGGATGGCTGAGTTATCAATCATGGTTTGAGCAGTAAAAATAAAATCTTTTTGATTTTCTTTGATATGTTTTGAAACATCGTTAATAAAAATTGATACTAATGCCGCCGATAAGTAAGCAATTCCTTCTCTTACATTATCTTCATGCTCTGGGTTAATATCAGGTGTTTCAAAAACAACGCCTACATCATTGGTAGAAATTTTGAAAACATATTCAGTCATTTTTACTCCTTAACTCAAAAAGGGACGTCGTCGTCAATGTCTTCAACGGGCGCAGCGGGTGCTGCTTGACGGCGCGGCGGTGTTGGCGTTTCTGCTTGCGCCTGTTGTCCATCATTACCACCGCCCAGCATCTTCATTTCGTTGGCGATGATGTCGTATGCCGTGCGTTCGATGCCGTCTTTGCCCTGATATTTACGGCTTTGGATTTTGCCTTCCAGATATACTTGGCTGCCTTTTTTCAGGTATTGTCCAGCGATTTCAGCAAGTCGGCGGTACATTTTGATGTTATGCCATTCGATTATCTCGTGTTTATTTCCGCTTTGGTCTTTCCAGCTTTCGCTCGTGGCGACGCTGAAATTACAGACCGCCTCGCCGTTCGGCATATAGCGCGTTTCAGGGTCTTTGCCTAAGCGTCCGATCAGGATTACTTTATTCAGCATTTTTACTTCCTTTTAAAACTGTTTTGACAGGCTTCCAAACGACCTTTCCGTCTATCTCTTGCGCCTGCCTGATTCCGACGATGTGGATGTCGGGATTCCCCGCAAACAGCCTGATAAATTCTTCCGCCGTTTCAATCGACGAATATTCAGGGCTGATTTGGTAGCGGGCATTGCTTAACCGCTTCCATTTGCGTCGGTCTTCGTACCACTTGGAATCCGTCTTGTCATATACAAGCCGCCGCCGTTTTTCTTCTTCGGGACGGCTCTTTCCGAAAACTGCGAACATGACGGCTCCTTACAGGGCGTTGATTTCCGCTGCTTGCTCTTCTGTCAGCGCGTACTCTTCCAACACGTCGGCAACCTCTTTTACGCCTGTTGACACCGCTTCAACCAATGCCGCGAACAGTTCTTCTGACGGCGTGGGTTTGGTTTGCTCTACTACGTCAGCCGTAATAGTGTTTTCGGCAATTTGCTTAAACCGTTCATGATTCTCGCTGCCCAGTTTCAGACGACCTGCGGCACCAATATCGGAAAACCATTTTTTGTATTCCTCGATGCCCTTGTTTGCCGCTGCTTCGCCATCTGCAATCAAGCTGTCTTGCTCAGGGTCTGCTTTTACTTCTTTAGGCGTTTGAATGCGCTGCGCCTCGTCCTCGTCGTAGATTCCGCCGAAACCAAACGCTAGGCGCGCGGCTTGAATCATGGCTTTGTGTCGGAGCATTCGGCGCGGGTGGCTGTCCCACGGTTGGGTATTGCGTTTACACTCTTCCAAGTATTCAGTTACAGTTGTTGGATGGTTTCGGTCTTTGCGGTAGATTTTGCAAGTGCAGCTTTCCGCATCGGCTGTAAATTCCATGCCGTCAAATTGCGGATGGCTATTGATAATTCTTGCCCAGCCGTCCACACCGACAACGGGCGTGATACCGTTGTTTTTATCCGGGAATGCGTAAATCTCTTTGGTAAACGGGTTTAATCCGTATTGCGTTGATACAATCATCAGGGCATTAAATTGCGCGTCTGTCGCATTGCCTTTAAAGGCGGTTGCCTTGAGTGTTTGAACCAGCTCTTTCGGGTCGCCTTGGATGTTGAATTGCTTCGCAAGGGCTACTGCTTGGTTTTGGGCGATACTCATTTTTTAAAATCCTTATTTGTATTGATTCAAAAGCGTTTCGTAATAGGCTTGACAGGCTGTTACACGCTCTTTGATTAGTTCGATTTTTTCTTCATCTCGCATGACGGTTACGGTCGTTATGCGCTTTTCAATCGGGATGGCTTCCACAAGGTCGATGTATTTCTCACGGTCTTCCCACGGTTTCAGCAAATCTTCAGGCGTGGCTAACAGCCAAAAATCAACATCGGCGCGGTCGCAATCAAACAACCACATATAGCCTTGCATTTGCCAGTCGTAACCGGCTTTGATTGCTTTCTTTTCGGCTTCATCGCGGAAAAATGGATGCGTCCCGATGTCCCATGAACACTTCGTGTCAACAATCAGGCGGTCGTCTGAATCGTAAACATCACATTCACCCGTTAGCCAGTCATTGACGCGCCGTTCGATGTTCTTTTGATACTCTTTACCTCGAACCAAACCGCTGTATTTGATGGCGGTTTCTTCCATCAGGTCGCCCTTTTCGGTATAGGCGTTGCCGTCGAAAGATTCAAAGCCGAACAGTTCGCGCTTCGCCATCTCAATCAATTTGGATTTTGCGGTCTCCGTGATGGTCTCGCCTTTGGTTTTTGGCTTGCCGATGATGTCGGAAATGGATGAACATCGAATCTTCATAATCCACCCGCCAAAAGGCTATCCATATAAACCCGCGCGTCAGATTCCGTCTTGAAAACTTTAACGCCCTCCAACTGCGCCCGCTTTGTCTTGTCGGGTCGGTATGTGACCTTGTTGTAGCCGTCAGGCATGATTCTGACTTGATACCCGCCTCGTACTTTTCGCATGACTACGTTCAGGCTGCGCGGTAAGCCCATAAAACCTTTTACTTTTGCCGACAGGCTGCCAGCTAATCCGTATGGTCGATGGTTCATTTTGGCAACTCCCTATGTTTGTAATATCTCATTGATGGCTTACCAGTTTTTTTTGTCTAACTTTTCATTGCCGTATTTATCGACTTTAGGCTTAAGAATTGCGATGAAAACAGGTCGAATAAAATCTTCTTGCCCCTTGCAAAGCTCCACGAAATCCATAGCTATCTTTTCGGACGAAAAGTCGCCTGAAATTTGATAGCATCCTGTATCTTTCGCAAAAGATTTTTCTTCATCTTTAATTTTTACGCCAAGTTTATTAAACGAATTTTCAAACTCTTTTTTCTTTGACTTGCCAAATACTGAAAACATTATTTAACCTCCGCGTCGCCGCGCATTCTTTCGCCGGCATTCAGTTGTTCGTACATTTGCGCTATTTCTACTTCGCGCTCCCGCGTTATCCTTGCTGCTTCCCGCATTCCATGGCGGGCAACTTCGTCGCGTATGTTTTCGTATGGGTCGATAGCGTCCACGTCGATAAATGCGGCGTCTGTCGTGTAGTCCATATATGCCTGCGCTTTCGCGTATGCCTGCACACAAAATGCAAAGGCTGCTGACGCGATGATGATTGCTGTGTATTTCATGATTGTTTCCTCGTCTTAATTTAGGGGGTTGCACGCCGAATCTTCCTTGCTAGATTCAGCGTGCTTGGCTGCTTCTTCGTTCAACCTGCGCCGCGGCAACTAAAGGTATCGTCGCCCGCGCATTGTCGCGGTTTGAGGCGGTGTAAAACTTTTCAACAAAACCACCGCCGGCATTCCCACTCACGACTTACGGTCTGCCTACTCTATTCCACTTCATGGGTATTCTTTTCAGGCTGCGATAATCCGCGCCTGCTCGATAAATCGGTCTGCGTAAAAGTCGAGATTTTCGATTCGTGTGTAGTAATGGTCGTCCTCAATAGCGTTTTCCATTACTTCCATCATCTCGTTGCTTACCCACGCGGCTTCATCTCTCAGATTCATTCTGTATTCCCACTGACTCGGGGTTTCGTCTTGGCACTCTTTAAGGGCTTCGCGGTATTCAAACGCCGTCTTCATGACGAGATGTTCGATGTCGTCTTCCAGTGCGGTAAACGCTTCTTGCTTCGCCTCGCCGATTGCCTGCGCTCTCGTGTAGGCTGCGTCTTCGCCTGCCATGCCCCAATCGGATGTAATCGGTTCGCACATCATTCAATGACCTCGCATTTGATTGACGGCGACGATGTGATTTTCAGTTTCGTACCGTCGGGGAAGTAATAGAACATGGCTTTTTCTGTGCCCAATCCCAACTTTCCGCCGATAAATGAAATCGTTTCGATGGTATCTCTGTAAAGCTGGGAAGCGGGGAAGCCTGCTTCGACCTTATCGTCAAACTCGCCCTTTACCCATTGCGCCTTGTTTTTTATGTGTTTGCTCATATCAAGCATTTTGCGTTTCCTCGCGTTGTTGTCTTAATCAAGGGGTCGGGGCTTTCCGTTTCCGCGTGCCGTTGCCCTGCCGTGTGTAGTCGGTTTGTGCCTCCGCGTTGGCGGTAGCTCGCCCAAGCCCTTGATTAAGCCGCCTGTCTTTCAAAGCGGCTGCTTGGCTTTCCAAATTTTTAAAGAGCGTTGAAACCGTATCAGACTTTGTTTAGCTGTCTGTTTTGTTTCGATGGGGTTATTATAGCAAAGCTAAATATAATGTAAATAGCAATGCTAATCTAATTTGCTATATTTTTTGCTATATATTGATTTTAAAAAGAATTTAGTTTGAACTGATTTGAACTGCCTCGAACAAGGCGAAAAAAAGCCGCCCTAAATCGGCGGCTGTCAAGGTAGTACCGTGCTGATTTCCTGTAATACCGTGCTGATTTCAGGAAGTCAGCTTGTTGATTTCATGTTTGGGATATGAAAAAAGCCCGCATTACGCGGGCTTTCTATTTCTAGGGGATTATGTCTGATTCATGGCGATTAAAGCAGCTTTTGCCAAAAAACCACTACGGGTCTCATGATTTGCCGAAGTGTATTCATCTACTCTATCAAGTAGATACTGCGGCCAGCTAACATTAAACCTAATTTGCTGTTGGCTGATTTTGGCTGGGTCGATTTCAATCATTACCCATGTTGCTCCATCATAATCAGACTCTTGGCTTAAATCGGCAATACTGCTTACGGAAAGATTTTTAAACTCTCCGTCTTCAATCATGCCATCAATGTGCATATAGGCGGCAGAACGGGCATTTGAGATTGCTTCTTCAATAGTGTCACCATAAGAGAAGCAGCCCGGTAAGTCAGGAATGGTTACGCCATATGCCGAATGACTGTCTTTGTGCAAAGCGGCAGGGATAAACATTTTTCATCCTTTTTTCATTTCATGTATTCTCGTGTTGGGTGATTGGGGCGTGAGATACCCTTGATTATTTGGTTAGAAGAATGGCAGCGGGTTTCCCCGCTGCTTGCCTTTACTTCAAACCGGCTTGCTTAAAGATATTTTTTACCGTACCTATCGGCAAGTCTTTTTTTGGATGTGGCACTGTTACACGACCTTTTTTTGTTGGGTGCTTGTATTGCGAATGGCTCCCAGATTGTGCAACTTTATACCAACCATCCTGTTTGAGTAGGGCGATAATGTCTAGACTATTCAATTATATCTCCTACGCTCAAAACATGGCACGTCTGCCATGTGTGTAATAATACACACCATTCTATTGATTGTCAAATTCAAGTGTGTATTTGTGTGTAAAGATTTTGACGTATTCTCACAAATTGGGCAAAAAGAAAGCCCGCACGAGGCGGGCTTGGTGTGATTACTTGTCTTTATTTAGGTTTTTGTCGTGTTTCTCAAGGGCGCGTTTTGTCTGCTTAATTCCGGTTCTAACCTTGTTAATCTTTTCATCAGACAATTTGAGGTCTTCCGGTAATGTGCCGGACGTTTGAATCATCACATTACGGACTGACCGTCCAACTTCTTCGGCGGCTCGTTCCAGTGGCTTTTGTCCGCGTATGTTCTGATTGCGTATCTTTTCCTCTGTCTGAGTGATTCTGAACGTATTGGCCGCCAATTCGACAGGGTTCATAAAGTCCAGTAATGAGCCTTTCAGGTCGCCTACGCCCTTGTAGTTTTTCAGCTTGTTTATGTTCATGTTGTACAAGCCGCGATAACCGGCATTTTGGAATAAGCCATATTCTTCTACGCCGTGTCTGTGGGCAAGGTGGTTTAATGTCTTTTCGCGGTCGGTAATATCGCCGCGCAAGAAAACGCGGTTTACATCGTCCGCATCGCGGAATGTCGCGTTAATTTCTTCCGCCAGCTTGGCAAAATAGGCTTGCGCCGCCGCTACGCGCGGATTACTGATATTCCCATTCATCACGGTTAAGTAACAGGCAAATCGTGTCAATTTAATATCATTGTCGCAATTTTGTGAGGCCGTCTGAATAAAGTTTTCAGTGATCGGAATATCCAGCTGAAAACATACGGAATGGGCGCGGTTGATTGCTTTTAGAATGGCCTGCATATCATTGTAGCCAAGCATCATTGCCAAGTCTGAAGCATACCAAAAGGTGTTTTCATCGGACTGGGCAAAGCTGTCAAAGGTTACTGTTGACTGAGGAGAAAATACGGCAAGCTGGTGTGTCATATCGCAATTAAATTTAGTCATTTTTAAACTCTTATTTTACCATAAAATGTTGTTTTATAATGATGATTTGCACTTAAATTAAGCTAAAACACTCCACCAAAACACACGACCGATGATGTTCATTTCATCTGCGTCGGCTTCTTCATCTGGGTAGGCTTCGGAATTGTAGCTTTTTATACGGATTTTATTGTCAGGCAGCTTTTGCAGTATTTTTGTTCGCAACAGCCCGCCATGATTGACAGCGTAGATTTTTCCGTCCTTGATGACCTTGTCTGCGGTGTTGATGCCGAGTGTTGCGCCGTCGGGGAATACCGGCTCCATGCTGTCGCCGTCAGCACAAACACAAACCACATCGGCGGGGGTGGTTTCCTGCCCCCCCAGCGCGGGTTTTTCGAAACA